TAAAGAGTTATCTGTCGCAGATACTAGAACAGTTAAACCGAATGAAAGTCTGTGGGAGACAGCAGATGAATGTCTAGCCGTCCTCCTAGATATGTATCTGGGTTCTGCTCCTTACAGACTTTCTCTAATTACTGCCTTGCAGAAAGCTTTACTGAATAGCGATTATAGTGAAGCAGAAGTAAAAAACTAATAGAGGCTGGCGAGTACTTAGGAAAGATAGTTGAATTAGCAAAATATGAACAGGAAGTAGCAGATAGTAATGCAAAAGTAAATTCTTTACTAGCTGCTTTTCCTGGACTTACACAAGATACTACAGAAGTTGAGGAAGAAATCCATGAAGAAGATGTTTTTTATCTCTGGGACACTAAAGAAGTTATCTTCAAGATTTACAAGATTGCTAGAAACTATTTATCTGAATACTATGCACTTGACTCAGCCATTCTTATAGAACTGATTAAAGAGAATAAAGTATCTATGGAAAGTGCTTTATCTGAAATACCGTATATTCATAGCGGATACCTTAACATTATCTTAGAAGAGAAAGAAAATGGCAGAACAGATACTGAAAGTTAAACTTGTTGCTGATGTGGGGCAATCTGAAGCGGCTCTAAAGCTGTTTACAGATTCGGCTAAAGATGCTGGAGTATCTATAGAAAAGGTCTTTAAAGCTGTTAATGTTGAAACAGATAAAATAGCTTATGATATTAAAGTAACTGCTGATGAACTGGATAAGTTAGATAAAGCTTTTAAGTCTGCTAAAGCAAAATTCTCAGAAGACGAGACTACTAAGTTATCTAGTAGTTTCGTTGAAGTTACTAAGAATATAGATGCTGAAGCTGCCAGAATTGCAAAAAGCCGTCAAAAAGGTTTTGAAGAAGACTTAGCAAAACGTACTACTAGATTAAAAGAGTCCCTTAACTTAGAACTAGCTTTAATCCGTGAAGGCGAAAATAGTATCACAGCTATTAAACTAGAGTCAGCTTCTAAACAAAGAAAACTTGAAGAAAAGTTACAAGAAGACCTAGCTGCCGTAAAGCAGAAGTTTATCGACCAAGATATAACTGCTGCTACTAAAAACACTTATATCAATAGACTATATGCTGATTATAAAGATGCTACAGTTAAGTTAAATGAATTAACTGATGAACGTATAGCTAAAGCAAACCAAGAAGTGGCAGACTTTAATCTAGTAGAGAAGAAACTTGCTGAGACTTCTGCTAGACGAGTAAAACTTGTAGAAGATAGGGAGAAAGCTTTAACCGATATCCAAATAGCTGCTGCCAAGAAGTCTCAGGAAGTCCAAAATGCTTTAATCAAGCAAACAGTAGATGCTTTAATAGTAACAGAGGATAAAGAATATAAAAGGCTTCTAGCTGCTAGAAAAGCTAATGCTGAAGCTGCTTTTGGTGTTGGCGCACCACAAGCGAGTAGAGATGATAGAGGTTATGTACCTTTTGCTATGGGTACTGTTGGTGGTAATAGAGCCGCTGATTTAACAACTATGCAGAAATTAGCTGCTTCCTCTGCTTATTCTCCCGATGCTGAGAAGTTAAAAATTGCTAGAGGGTTTTCTGCTCTATCTTTAATGGGTAGTGCTAATAATAAAGGTGCTACAGAGACTATAACCGAAAGTCTAAGCAAACAAAATACTGTTTTAGATGAATCTATTAGAAAGCATAAAAGCCTAGGCACTCATATTGCTGAAGTAATTGGTATCTATAGAATATATAATGCTGCTATTAACTTAACTGAACAGGCTTTACTATCTATACCTAAAGCTTTAATTAATTTACAGTCTAGTACAGCATCTCTAACTGCTACTTTTGGTACTGCTGCTGCGGCTGCTAGAGAGTTGGAGTTCTTAAATGAAGAAGGTAAAAGAACAGGTGTTTCTGTCAACCAGTTAAGAAAATCTTATGCTGATTTTGCAGCTTCTCTCTTAATGGCTGGTGAATCTGCTGAAACACTTAGAAGAGTATTTTCCAATGTAAATACAATTGCTACTACTTTGCATATGACAACAGATGCTGTAGATAGTACTTTCTTAGCTTTAGCTCAGTCCTTCAATAAAGGTAAGATTCAAGCTGAGGAGATGGTTAAACAGTTAGCTCAAAGACTTCCAGGTATCTATAACCAAGCCGCAGTAGCTTTAGGTATGACTACTAGACAACTTGGCGAGGAAATGAAGAAAGGTCTGGTGGAGGCCCATGGAAATATAGATGCTATCGTAGCTTTACTAGCTAAAACTTTTGGTGGTGAGGCATTTAGAAAGGCATCTACTGGTTTAAATGCAGAGTTAGGTCGATTAACGGGTTCTTGGACACTGTTTGCCGAGAACGTGGGTAAAGCTAGTGAAGAAACAATGTCTAATTTTGTTAGGAATCTAACAGCTGTATTAGATAAGTTGGTAGCCTTTACAAGTAACACTCAGTCATTGCAAAACACCTTAAACACTTTCTTCAATATGCTGGCTGGAGCTGCTGCTGGTAGTTTAGTAGCTTACACTGGAAATATAGCTTTAGCTACTAGAGCTACTGTTACTTTTGAACGTGCTTTACTATCTGTTGGTACGGTACTTAAGAGTAACATTTTTACTATTGGTATGGTAGGCTTGGGTCTTTTAATAGGTAAATTAGTAGCTGCTAAAGAGGCTACAATTTCTTTAGAAGATAGAATTACAGAAGTTCTTAGAAAGAGTCTAGCAGCACAGGGAAAAACTTTAAATGAGTATAATGCTTCTCAGAACCAAGCAGTAAAAAGTGCAGATGAACTGATAAAATATCAGGAAGATAAACTTAAAGGGCTTGCTGACTCTCAAAGAACTTTACAACAACAATATGACCAGACTAAAAGTAAAGGGTATTTAGACAGACTAGCTAAAGTAAATCAAGAAGTTTTAATTGAAGAATCTACTTTACGTTCTTTAAAAGCTGATAGGGAAAAGACTTATAAAGAAGCTTTGGTTTCTCCACAAGAAACTTATAAAGCTGGTGCAGTTGAACCCGCAACTTCTACTACTGAGCAGAAAAAAGCATTAACTGAAATATATAAAACATCTTTAGAAGAAGCCAAAAATGCGGCTAAACAAATTCAATCTGACCTTACAGAAGCTCTAGGTAGTATAGATATTCTATATCAGCAAAATGCTATGTCTATTGAGACTTATTTCTCTCAAAAGATACAGTTACAGGAAACTGATTTAGCTGTTCAGAAAGAAATGCTGAACCAAGAGCTACAATTAGCTTATGCTCAGAAAGATAAAGTTAAGATTCAAAAGTTAAATGGTGAGTTAATTAAAGCTGAAACTGACGCTAATAAACTTGCTACTAAGACTATTATTGAAAAGACTAATGCTACTAGAGCATATCAAGCCATGGCTTTAGAAGGACAAGCCAAAGTACTTGCTTTCCAAGGTAGAGGTGGTGAAGCTGCTTTAGGTCAATTTGATGTAGCTACTAGAGATAAATTTGAAAAGTTTGCTATTGCTGGAGATACTGCTGCTCTTAGAAACTTAGAAATAGAAAGACAGAATGTTGCTTTGAAAGGTGCTATAGCTGATATAGATGAGAAAAGAACTTTACAAGAAGCTGACTATCAAGCCGCTTTAGAAAGAACTAACATTCTTAAAAATACAGGAGCTATAGGTGAGTTTACTGCTTTACAACAGATAACTGCCGCTAATGAAGCTAGAATAGCATCTATGGAAGAAGCTGTTAGAGTTAAAGAACTTGAAATAGCTAAGACTGAGGAACTTGTTGGTGTAGTAGACTTAAAAGAACGTAGTGCTTTAAAGAAACTAAGAGAAGAATTAGAGAATTTTAGACTTACATCGGATGCAGTAGCACAACATTTTGATAAAGTATTCTCAGATTCTTTTACTAATGCTTTCACAGGTTTTGCCAACGGTACTATGACAGCTAAACAAGCTTTCTCTAGTTTAATTACTTCTATGATTGGTGAGATTCAGAAGTTAATTGCTCAGGAAATGGCTAGTGCTGCTTTGAGAAGTGTTATCAGACCTTTAGCTAATTGGGCTATGTCTGGGATTGGAGATATGTTTAGTAGTGGTCAAAGTGCTGCATTTACAGATACTTTTTCTAAATCTGGAACAGACTTCTGGGGAGCTGGCGCTACTAAAATATGGCCTAATGCTAATGGTGGTGTATTCTCAGGCTCAGGTATCTCAGCTTACTCAGGTTCAATAGTATCTAAACCTACTATTTTCCCATTTGCTAAAGGTACTGGTTTAATGGGTGAAGCAGGGCCAGAAGCTATTTTACCTTTGACCAGAAATTCTAAAGGTAAACTCGGTGTATCTGCTGATAGTACTGGACAATCGGGCAGTAATGTGTATAATATAGAAGTTACTGTTCAAAGTTCTAAGGACGAAAAACCCGCAGATACAGGACAGAAAATTGCAGAAGCTATGATGAGAACTATAGCTAAGCAAGAAATCGGATTAGCAGCTAGACCAGGCAACTCACTTAACAGAACTACTAAATTTGGATAAGACATGACTACGACAGCTTTGCCTTTACCTAATAAAATAGCACTTTCAAGTGATAAGTCTGTTAGTTTCAGAGCCATCTCCTCCCAGTTTGGGGATGGCTATCAACAAATAGCACCTAATGGGATTAATAATAAGGTAGCTTCATGGAATGTTGAGTGGGGCGCTTTAACATTAACTGAAAGAAATACTGTAGAAACTGTATTAGATAGTGTTGGTTCTTGGGGAATACTAACTTGGACTCCTACTAATGAAACAGTACAATTGAAATTCAGAATCACTAATGAAGGATATTCCAGAAAAACTTTAAATAGAAATGGCGTATTTTCTATTTCTTGTAAGTTAGTTCAGGTCTTCGACATATGACTATTAATCAAGATGTTCTAAAATCAGAAGTTCCAGCATTAGTAGAGCTTTTTGAGATTGATTTAACTTCTACTAATGTTCCGGCTCTAGTTGGTAACGTATTCAGAGTAGCTACTATGACTGACTCTACTGACCTAGTTAATATAAAAGCTGTTAGTTTTGGTGGGAATGACTACGTTCCGTACCCTATACAGATTTCTGAAGTATCTTTTTCTTCTGATGGTGCGCCTCCAAGACCAAAGTTAGTAATAGCTAATGTTAATAAGTATATTGGTCAGTTAGCTTTTGCCTACGGGGATATTATAGGTGCTACTGTTACTTATATTAGAACATTTACTCCTTATTTGAATTCCCCTAGTAAGGTATCGCTGCCGCCATTGAAATACTTTATAGCTAAAAAGACTTCCCATAATAGAACTACATTATCCTTTGAGTTAAGGGATTTCAGAGATAAAGAAAGAGCTTTCCTTCCTAAACGGCAGATGTTAAAGAAAGACTTTCCTGGGCTTGGGATTAATAAAAATGTCAGATAGAATAGTATTGACTTTTAAACAGTCTGAGAAGATTAGAGAGCATACATTAAACTGCTATCCGCAGGAAATGTGTGGTTTCCTAACTGAAGATGACTTTATTCCTGTAAAGAATACTGCTGAGGAGCCGGAAAAGTCATTTAGAATAGATAGTATAGACTATGCTAGATGGTTTAGTAAAGCTATAGCAGTTGTTCATTCACATACTAGAGCTTTGAAAAAGCAAGAACTATTTGATTTAAGAACTCCTAGTTATGCTGACTATGTTAATCAGAAGAAAACTGGTTTACCTTGGTTAATTGTTGGTTGTGAGAGTTTAACAGTTACAGACCCAGTTCAGTTTCCAAGAGTTCCTAGTAATGAGTATATCGGTAGACCTTTTCAATGGTTTATCTATGACTGTTATAATTTAGTTCAGGACTTTTATAGGTTTGAACTTGATATTATCCTGAGAGATTCTCTAGTAGATAAAGATTACCAAGATATTAGACACATGAATGATATATTTAGTGACTATTTCGAGGATTATGGGTTTAAAGAAATTCCTTTTGAAGAACTTACTGATGGTAATCTAGTTCTATTAGACCATGGTGGCTTTATCTGTAATCATTTAGGTATCTATTGGAAAGGTCAGGTTATTCATCAAGGTATGATTAGTGTATCAGTTCCTTTTGAAACTTTCTTAGGAAGAATAAATAAGGTATTAAAATATGTCGGCTAAACTAAATGTTGTTATTCTTTCAGGTGAAAATCCTGAGGTATTTGAATTGTTTGCTTCTAATATAAAAGAAGTAGTTAGTTTGCTCCGCTTACAGAAAGGTGATAGCTTTGCTGATGAGTTGTTAAATAATAACTATAAGTTTGTATTAGCTGATTCTACTAGAGAAGATAGTTTTGTAGCTTTAGTACCTGAGGTTGTGTTCTCTAGCTTTGAAGGGTTTGATACTTTGTTGATTGTTCCTGAAGTAGATGGAGAAACTGGTATTGAAATAGGTATGGCGGCAGCGATGGCTATGGCCTCTGCTACAGGTTTAAGCCTAGGTACAGCTATGCTTATTATAAATACTATAGCTTTAATGGCATTTAGCATAGGCCTTAATATGCTAATGTCTGCTTTGTCTCCTACCCCAGAATTCTCTCAAGACCCTGCCGCACAACAAAACAAATCTAATTTATTTAATGGCGCACCTATAGTAAGAAACCAAGGTGGTAGTGTACCACTTATATTTGGTAATCCTTATTGTGGTGCAGTACTTATTTCATCTGGTGCATTTACAGAAGAGGTTACAGCATAATGGAAAACTTACCAGTAATTTATGGTGAAAAGAAAGGTGGTGGGCATACTCCAGTAGAAGCTGCTGATACCCTATCCTCTAAACAGACAATGAGACTATTATTTGCCTTATCAGAAGGCCAAATAGACAGCGTAGAGGATATTCTAGTAAATAGTGCAAGTATTAGTAACTATAGCTCTACCGTAGACTACGAAGTCAGACAAGGTACAGTTGACCAGACTGTTATTAAAGGTTTCTCTGAGGTAGAAGCCCCTTTAACTGGTGGTGGTGTATTTCCGGTTGAGTTAAAAGCTGGTATTCAGCATATCTATTCACTTTTAGGTATGTATGATGCGGCTAGAATTAACCTAACTATTCCTAGATTAATGCAAGTAACAGACCTAGGAGACCGAGTAGGTTACACAGTTACTCTATCTGTTTATAAAAGACATCAACCATTTGGCGGTAGTCCAGGAAGTTGGCAATTAGCTAGTACTATTACTAAGAATGGTAAATGTACTAATCCTTATTCATGGGATGTAAGATTAGAAAAGCCAGATACTACCGGAGAACTTGATTCTTGGGGCATTATGATTGTCCGAGATTCTGCTGATGATTCAAATGATAAACATTATAGCACTACAGCTTTATCTGCTATTACTACTATAGTTGAATCTAGTCTGACTTACCCACATACAGCTTTAGTTGGTGTTACTTTAAAGGATGCTGCTCAGTTTGGTGGTTCCATTCCTGAAATTAAGTTCAAAGTTAAAGGTATTAAATTACCTTTACCCGTTAATTATAATCCAACTACTAGGGCTTATACTGGTGTATGGAATGGTGCGTTCAAGTCAGTTAGAGAATATACTGATAACTTAGCTTGGATAACTTACTGGGTTCTACGAGAACATGGTTCTACTTTCTTAGACTCTGAATGGGGTTTAGAGATTGCTGCTAGTGATATTGATGTAGGTTCCTTTTACTTGTATGCTCAGTACTGTGACCAGTTAGTATCAGATGGTAAAGGTGGTCAAGAACCTAGATATACAGCGCACTTTCAGTTTATTGAAAGAGATAATGTTCCGACATTTTTAACTTACTTGTTAAATCTAGGTAATGCTAACTTCTCCTCTAATAGTCTAGGCCAGATTTCAATTATCTGGGATGGCGCAGGCCAAAGCATTACTAAAGTAGTATCTAATGCTACTGTAGTTGATGGTGTTTTTGAGTACTCATCTAATGACCTAGAAGGTAGAACTAATCTAGTCAATGTAACCTATGCTAGAGAAGAACTATTTGGTGATAGTGATACTGCTACTCATTATGAACAGACTTTAATTGACAGATATGGGTTGCAAACCTCAGACGTAGTATTGTTTGGTTGTAAAAGTGAAGCACAAGCTTTGAGAAAGGCTAGAGCTGTTCTTTATAATAACTGCTATGCTACTGATTTAGTTACTTTTAGACAATTATTCCAAGGTGCTTCTTATCAAATAGGTGAGTTAGTTTCTGTTATGGACAGTGATAATGTTGTAACTGACCCTAAACATGGGATAATTATTGAAAGTTCTCTTTTAGCAGGCACTACAACGCTGGCTTTAGACCGTTCAATAGTTTTAACTAATGCTAGTTATACCATTCAGTTTATCGGTAATGATGGTACTACATTCTTATCGAAAGCAATTACACAAACTAATGGCTCATTCTCTAGTGTTACTTATACTGGAAGCGAAGTACCTTTTGTTGGTGGAACTGTGTTGTTCTCAACTACAGCTTTAACTCCTAGAACAGTTAAAGTTATCAAGGTTGATAAAGATGATGAACACGTTTATACAGTTACTGGGTTGACCCATAACGAGTCTAAATATAGTTATATCGAGACAGTAGGTTCTATTGCTACGCCTTCTGGTAGTTTCATTAACTTTAATAACTTTACAGTTCCAGCTGTTAGTAATATTACAGTAGATGAAGTGTTCTCCTCTAATGGTGTTGTTGAGTTCTCTAAACTAGCTGTTGACTGGGATTGGAATGTTAGTGGTACTGAAGACTATAGAGCTACTTTTGATATTTCTTACCGTAGAGATAATCAAGAATATCAGCAAGCCAGAAACTTAGGTACATCTGACTTTGACATTGAGTACCCACTTCCAGGTGTCTATGATATTTATATCTGGGCTGTTAATCCTTTTTCTGGGTTGCGTTCAGTTGTAACTACTGTAGCTTATAACTTTAGAGTAGCTTCCGCAACTTCTACTTTGCTGCCGCCAACTAATGTAGTAGTTCCTAATACCGCTGGAGTTGTATTTCAGCAAAGAGATTTGCCGCTGACTTGGACTTTTCCAGTTGCTAATGATACTAAGGTTGATAAACTTAAAGACTATGTGGTTCAGGTCTTAGATTATGCTACAAGTACTGTTAAAGGCACTTATACAGTAGCTCCTAATACAGCTAAAGGCGGTGATTTTCTACTTACTTTTGCTGAAAATGCTGCTATCTTTGGAACTTCTCAGAGACAATTTAGAGTTAGAGTCTTTAGTAGAGATTTAGTAGGTGATTTATCTAATTATGTTGAGGTTGTTCCTAATAATCCAGCCCCTGTTCTTGATGTTACACCTACTGTAAGTGCTGTTTTTGGAGCTGCTTATATAAAAGCAACTATTCCAAGTGACCCTGACCTTGTTAGTTATACTTTTAAAAAGTATTCTGCCGCTACCGGTGGTACTCTTCTAGGAACTATAACAACTGTTAGTAACTATGTTGATTTTGAAGCTACTGCTGGTACTGAGTATTACTATACAGTAACTCCTAATGATAGTTTCGGAACAGGAACTGAAAGTACTAGAACCGCTAGTACTGCTTTATCTGCAGAGATAGACACCTATACTTATACAGGGCTTCAATTTACCCCTAACAGCCCTACTAATAACTATGTCGCTTGGAGTTCTTTTGTAGCTATAAAGGATGGTTCTACAAACGTAACAGTTAATGCTGGTAATGCTCAATGGACTGATGGAACTCTTTATCTATACTACATTCCCGGAGATACCACTTTTCATAGTACAACTTCAGCCATTACTGCCATTGCTGCTGGAGGTAGAATTCTTGCTACTTATAAAGGTGGTACAGAGATAACTGCTGATGCCGGTAAAGCTTTTATCTCAGGAGACCAATTAATTGCTGGTTCCCTTCTATCCAATGCTCTTGCCACTAATACTGCCTATATTACAAATATGGCGCAGATTGGAAATATTATTGAGTCAGATAATTATAAAAATAGTGGTGGAAGTTATACTGGTTGGAGAATTGATAAAGGTGGAACTGCTACCTTTAATAGTATTATTATCCAAGATAGTGATGGTAATGTTACTATGGCAAGTGGCGGTGCAGTATGGGATTATATTTCTAATCCAAGTGGAACTAAACCAGCTAATAATGCAACTGTAGGTGCCACTTGGGGCACTAATATCTCAGGACAACCTAGTAATGATTTAATTCTTAATAATCTACAAACTGGCGCTTGGGTTGTTGGCCAAACACCACCTTGGGTTCTTAACGGGACTAGCGCAGAAAATGCAATTGATTATGATACCGATGTCAATGGTGTAAAAGTTCCTGTATGGAAATGCATAGCCAATGCTGACGGTAATGAATCAGGTGGTTGGTATAAAAATGAAGGAGACCCTTCTTTTGGTAAAAATTGGTTCAAGGTTGATAAAAATAAACCATATAGATTTGCAGTTCCGGTCAAAATAACCGGAGGAAGTACTGGTAGTTACTACTGGGGTATTGGTGAAAATAGTGTTTGTGATTTAAACACAAGTAATAAAAATAGCAATCCTTATTTTGTGTATGGGGGAAGAAGCGGTCTTGTGGCAAACCGTTGGTATTTATTGGTTGGTTATGTATTTCCGGCTGGCAGTACAGGAAATACCAATGCTGGTTCAGGTATATTTGATTTGACCACTGGTGAATTAGTTGCTGAAAGATGGAATTATTGTTGGGCAAGTGATGTTGAATATACAGGCACCCGTGCTTACCAGTTCTACTGTGCTAATGCAGGAGAGACACAAGTATTTGGTTATCCAACAGTTGAAATAGTAGATGGTACAGAGAGTAAGTTATTTGATAACCTAGACTATGCTGCATTATTAAATGCACAACAAAAGTGGTCTGATGTAGGTGGAATTGGAAAACCCGCTGATTATGCAGATGTAACTAACTACAATGACACAAGAGTGTCAAATGTCATAGAGGAAAATAACACTTTATTAGTTTCTCGTCCTGTAGGCGCCAGTTTTAATAATAATCAAGGTGCTGTCACAGGTATGATTAGAATTATATTACCGCAAGGTTTCACTGATACTATGATGAAATTCACGGTGAATGTCTATACCTACAGCCAAGATAAATCTTTTAGTCTGAACTTGGCAGGTTATAACCACTATAACTCAGGAGCTTGGTACAACACAGAAGCCAATCTATTGGGTTCAACAGCTGCAGACAACAGAGTTAGGTTTGGTTACGATTCTACTTTAGGTAAATGTTGTATCTATATCGGCGAACCCACAAGTTCTTGGAGTATTCCTAAAGTAATGGTTAAAGATTTTATTGCTGGGTATTCAAACTTTGCACGAAGTCAGTGGGAAACAGGTTGGGCGATTGATATTGTTACTTCTGCACCTCAGAATGTATCACAGGATTATGCAGATGCATTGATTGATGCTGCTAGTATTAGAAACCAAGGTGCATTGGCTACTAAATCAAGTGTGAGTTATGGATCAGATATAACGAATTTACCTGGATTGGGTGTTAATAGATTAGTCAATACTGATTTCAAAGGCATTACAGGTTGGTTTCAAGGTTGGAATCCAGGTGGTGCAAATATAACCTATTTCAATGATTCTACTACTATTTGGGGGAGCGATGCGTATTGGAGACCAAAAGGCGGCAATGCTCTTGCTATACAACAAACTGGTATAGGTTCAAACGATATAGCAATTGATATTTATAATGGTGGTACTTGGAATTCTAATGACCAACGCATAGCAGTTAAGCCTAATACCAAATATGAATTTTCAGCCAGGATTGCTGCACACAGATGTATCGGCATTGAAATGATTGTAGCTGTATTTAATTCAAACGGGGATCATATAAGTAATTGGTCATTGCCGTATGGCTCTTGGTATGTACCCGATACAGGGGGCCCAGATATAAATAATTACACGCAATACTCAGTCTTCTTTATATCAGACCCAACCGCAGCTTATGTACAACTAGTATTCAGAAAAGGTAATACCCAAGCTGGTCAAGAGGACAGTTGGATGTGGATAACACAGCCTTATTTCGGTGAAGCTGCTCCAAGTCAAACCACAGCAAGTGCGTATGTACCAGGAGCTGCAGCAGGTGCTTTTGCCAATTTAAATCAAATCAATTCCACTAATGCAAGCACTTATATTGCTAATGCTGCTATACGAGCCGCTCAAATAGGAAGTTTATCATTGACTGGAAATAACTTTAATGTAAAAAGTGCAACTTCTGGAGCTAGAATGGAAATGGACAATAATGTGATTAAAGTATATGATGCAAGTAATGTACTACGTGTTAAACTTGGTAATTTAAGTGCTTAGGAGGTGATATGAGTTATGGATTACAGGTTTTTGATAGTGGTGGGAATATAATTCTGGATACAGGTCGCCTTACTAGATTGATAACTACATATTCAATATCTATAGGCGATGGTCTTACGCATGATATTATTTGCGCAGGTATAGTGCCGAATCAAGATTGGGTAGTACTACCACAAATGACTGGTATAGATGCCGATGATTCTATGTACTCTTTGTCTGTTACTATCTTAACTGATATTATTAGACTTCAATTTGTAAAAGGTGTAGCCGGTATGACTGCGGTAACTATAAATCTAATGGTAATCAGGTATTAAATATGAGTTATGGTATAGAGATAAAAAACCCGTTGGGTTATGTGCAGCTGGATGACTCGCACAGTCAATTTCAGATATTGGAAATAACCACTATTACACCTGTTTTTTGTTCTTGGATTGATGATTTAGGTACAGTCCCCTTATATTGTTATGGCTTAACGGTTACTACAAACGACTTATATTTTGTGCGGTTAGATAATACAGCTGGTTATATTGGGAGTCAAATTGGCGGTAATTGGGTTTATCCATCTGCTAATTTATTGTTGCTTGCAACTGCAAATACGCCTTTAACAATAATAAAATGTAAAAAATCTACTACATTACCTAATGTAACAACTGGGTATCATTTAAATATCTATAATACGTCTAGTGAGCTTGTATTTTCATCAGCTTATAATAATGTTAGTATTGTTTCCGCAAATATGTATAATAATTCTGCATTTTATTATGACAGTACAAATTCAGCTTCACTACCAACACCAAATCTTTTGGCAAATTATAAAAGATGTTTGTTACTAAATTATTTACCATGCGTTACTGCTATGGTTGTTGATAGTGAGCATGGAGCGCCACCAGATATATTATTTAATGTAATGGGTAAATATAATAGTTCATCAGCCATACATTTTAAATCAATACCGAATAGAAACGTGGTTCCGAATTTTTATACAAATTTTCCAGGAACTTTTACAGCAATTATAGGAGACCTTATATGGTAATTGTAGCAATAGATAAATTAACTAATATAGTAAAATATACCTCCATACCCAGTATATTACCAGAAAATATATCTGAACTAGATAATGATGAGCTATTTTTTAAAATATCTGAGCTTGAGGTAAGTATTTTGTTAAATTCATACTACAATAACAATGAGTTTAAACAACTCCCAGAAAAACCTTCTAACTACCACATCTGGAACCTAGAAACAGAACAATGGGAAGAGCCTGAAAACTACCAACAATTACTATTCAATGAAGCAGCTGGTAAAGTAAAACAAGAACGCCAACGGTTACTAGCTACAACTGACTGGACAGATACGGTATCAGCATCTACAAGATTAGAAAACTACAACGAATGGCAGTCCTACCGCCAGCAACTTAGAGATATAACAACACAGGAAGGTTATCCATTTAATGTGGTCTGGCCTACGCAACCAGTATAGGAGCTATTATGTCACTTGACCCTATAACAGCAGGATTTGACCTAGTTAAAACCGGCTTAGACAAGTTCTTTCCAGATGCCGATACAGAACTTAAAGGTAAACTAGAAGCCGCAGCTACTGAAATTAACAATAACTACCAGTTACAACTAGCTCAGATAGAGGTAAATAAGGTAGAAGCTGGTAGTTCTAGTCTATTTACCTCCGGTTGGAGGCCATTTATCGGTTGGATTTGTGGACTTGCACTAGCTTACTGCTCTATACTAGAACCACTACTTCGGTTCATAGCTAATGTACTATTTGGCTATGCAGGCTCCTTTCCTACTATAGATACAGATATAACTATGCAAGTTCTACTAGGTATACTAGGTCTGGGAGCTATGCGTAGTTATGATAAGGCACAGGGTACTGTTAGAAAGTAGATTAGGTACTGAGAATGGCGTTATTTGCTAATTTTCGCATTTAACGCTGTTTTTCTCGTCACCCTCTCCAATGGCCTGTTGTATGAATATCGCGTTATCAGCGTCATTCTCGTTGATATTTTCGTCATCATCGACCGTTTCACAAGCCAATTTAACGTTTTCCAGCTCTCTAGCTCTTAATCTTTCTAAATAAGTTGACATAATAGCTCCTGTTGTAGTTGAAGCTATTATACCAGAACTATTACTCTTCGGTAGGGTCTATAACTCTTTTAGGGGTTACTTTAAATTGCAGACTTGCTATTTTCCTACCTAACTTTACAGGTATTACTTCTACTGTTAAGTTAGTCAATTCATTAATTGCTACTACAGCTGGTGCTATAACGTGTTGATTAAGTTTTTTAAACTCTAAATAGGTTGACTCTTCCTCTATTCCAAGAAGTCTTCTAAGTTCTTCTAGTGTAAGTTTCATACCGCAACGCCAAGCACTTGTGTTTAGGATTCTGTATAACCTCATACTATGGATACTCTTTAATTTACATACATCCTCTAGATAGTATTTGTTGTAAGAGTATTCAGTTCCTAGCTGATTTATTATAGAAGCCATTGCTGAAGTCCACTTTAGTTCTAACTGCAAGGTATCATTGTTATATCTGCACTCGTCTACCCAACCTATAACTGTTTTACTGTTCTCCGGCTGTGTCGGGTCTAGTAGTTTAGACTTTAGAACTATACTTCTGTTTTTTAGGTTTAGAACTGTCTCTAACAATGCCATATAAGCAGCTTCTTCAGAGATATTGAATATCTGGGAATAGAGTTTCTTATCTACAGGATACCAAGTATCTTTTTGTATCTCTCCTCTCAGGTAGATTTTAGCTAAGCATAGCTGGACTACTCTTAGTTCGGACAAAGGCAGACAATGGGTGCTATGTAGTATTTCATGGGCTTCGCAAACTAGATATTTTTTAAGTTTAGCCATTATTGTTTTCTTCTATTTCTCATTATTAATGACACCTTCTAATATATCTATAGTTCGTAACAACTCCTTCCTC